GGATCTTGGAAGAGTCCACTGGTGTTAATGAAGGCGTTCTGGCCACTTACAGAACCAGGGCCCGCAAACGCGTGAATGCCATTTGGTAGAACATCAATCGCGTCAGTGTAGTTAAAGGGCTGGGCGCCTAGCACGCTGAAGAGAGGAGTTCCCGAAATTAGGGAAGCACAATAGTCAACGTTTACGTCAGGCTGAACGACCCAAATTAACTCTTTGCAAGGATGATTGAAATTTAATTTAATCTTGTTGGACGACGAGCCAACCGACTCATCCCCAGTGAACTGGAGCTGCTCAATAAGATATTCGTGAGCACTTTGAGCCATTCTGCGACGCTCTTCTGTGTCTAAAAACACATAATCCACATATAAAGACGCGGCAACTAAGGACATCTGATATGCGGTAGAAACTCTTAGCGAACTGGTGGACGATGTATTGCTTAGCGAAGTCACCGCCCATAAGCACTCATCCACAGGACGAAGATCAATATTAATCTTGATCTCGTGATACTGAAGAGCAATCAATGGAAGGGCAAGACCGGGGTTGCGGCAATACCAAAATTGAAGAGGCACATAAAGAGTGGTCTCTGGAAGCGCGTTGCGAGGCGCACACACTTGGGTGGGAGCGCTGGTGGAGCAGGGGCCGTCAACCGCGGCAAACGAAGGATCAGTAATGAAAGTTAACTGAGTGGTGTTGCCAACCATCTTATAGTATCCTTTTTGCTGCTCTGAGGTAAGAGTGAGCTGATTCCAGATATGCATCCAATCACCATACTGGCGATCAATGCGCTGACCACCAATTTCAACTTCAACAATGTTGATGATTTGCTCGCCAGGGAAGTCTAACCAGCGGGCAAAAACACCGGTCTCACCTCTGTGCTGATCGCCAGCACCAACCGCTTGACGAGTCGAAGCCGCCGCAAGCGGATTCATCTGCTGGTTAATTTCAGGTAGAGTGATCTGTAAATAGGTGCGATATGCTAAATCACCATTGCGCGAGATAGTGCAAGTGACACGACGGCCAAAATCCGCCTGTCCGTTGAATGTTTGCTCGATCGATTCCATCGCAAAGTTAGTGTAACGACGATAGGTTACTTTCCAAAATGTAATCTGCGGATTGCCGACAAGATAGACATCTTGTGCGCCATAAGCGACGAGTTGCATTAAGCCTCCTCCCATTTTATAATATAACAAAAGAAAAAAAATTTAAAAAAAAAATTAAATTAAACTAATTACTTTTTAAAAATGTTTTCATAGGTTTTCTTAGAAGAATTCAAATTGATTGTGCTTAATTATATATATATTTAATTAATTAAATATATATATATATCATTAATTATTATATGAATAATTTTAAACCTAAAAATATAAGAACAATTATTGAAAAGCCTAAAGAGTCGTTGGATTTCAAACACGAAAAGTTTTTAGAAGAATTTATAGAAATTACGAACACGATTATTCCTAAATTAGAATGTGAAAGAAAAAATTTATTTCTTCAATATAATAATTGTAAATCCTTTGATGAAAAATTGGAGATAAAAGATACAATTAAAACAATTGATCATAAAATCAATACTTTAAAAAAAAAAAAAAAACAATATTTTTTAGACAATTCGATTTATATATTTAATTATTTTGAAGAAAAAAAAAATATTTCACAAACGTTAAGCAATACAAGCGTATTGGAAAAATTTTTCAAGATTTCGGATTGTAGCAATAATTCTATTACAAAAAATAATCTAAACATACAAAAATATTTTTCGAATATTGATCCTGGAAATATTGATATTAATAATTTTATATGTGAGTCCGATATCTGTAGAGTTTGTAATGTTGGAGAATTAATTCATATAGAACACGAAGGGTTGTTGGTTTGTAATAATTGTAGTGCGAATCTTAAATATATTATAGAAAATGATAAACCAAGTTATAAAGAACCGCCTAAAGAAGTTTGTTTTTATTCTTATAAACGAATAAATCATTTCAGAGAAATTTTAGCTCAATTTCAAGCAAAAGAAACCACCTTAATTCCTGATGAGATTCTTGAAAACATAAGTCAACAAATTAAAAAAGAACGGCTCGATATCAAAACCATCTGTAATAAAAAAATTAAAGAAGTACTAAAAAAATTAAAATATAACAAATATTATGAGCATATCCCTTTTATAAAAGATAAGTTAGGTGTTCGTCCGCCAGTAATGACCTCCGAATTGGAAGAAACATTATGTAATCTCTTTACTGAAATTCAAGTTCCATATGCGAAGTTCTGCCCTGAAGAACGTGTTAATTTTTTAAATTATTATTATACTATTTATAAATTATGCGAATTGTTGAATCAAAAAGAGTTTTTACCCTTCTTTCCAATGTTAAAAGATAGAGAGAAAATAATTGAACAAGACGAAATATGGAAGAAAATATGTCAAGAACTAAATTGGCGGTTTATCCCTACTATATAAGTATAAGTATATATAACAAATCTAAGAGATCCTTAAAAAACTTCTTCCAATTTTGCTTGTTGCAAACATACCTATACCAGAAGCAATTTGTAAATAAAATACGTTGGTTTTTTTTGTACAGCAAACTAAATAACTAGATAACACAATGAATGCCAAGAAAAACATCCAAAATAAGCCAGTGTAAAAATCCATTCTATATATAATTAAATAAAAAATATTAATAATTATATTTATCAATATCGCGCTAAAACAATTATAGATAACTATTATAACTTTTTATTCTTTTTATTTACTTATTACCAAAAATACTAGCATAGGTAGTTCCACACATACACTGAAATGTAAAGTGCTTTGCCTTTGCTTTGTTGATACCCTCACGTAGTTCTAACATTCGGCGAGTAGTATCCACGTCTGTAATGAGATTGGCAAATTCAGCCAATTCGAAAATAGTGTTTACAACACAACAACTTGAAAAGGTCTTAACTGGAATACGCGTAGGAAACACCTTACCCAAAGACATCGCATGTGGTGTAATAATTAGCAGGAACAAACATACGAGGACAAGCTTCATCGTTTAGAGTTGCTTTGCTTTGTTATAATTGTTTAAAACTCCATTTCAATTTTAAACAAGATTAATAACATTTTTTATGGGTATGTTCAAAATTTATTTTTTATTTCTTGATGGTCTTGGTTTATTTTTATTTTTCTCAATCAATTCTTTTATCTCATCAGGAATAGTATTACTTTTTGTTCTATTTGCATAAAATGTCCCAATATTAAAGTCAATCATATATTTTGGTAACATTGTATTATTTGGTATAATCATAGATTGCGGAGGATATGAAACATTGAAATTTTCATAATACCATTTCATTCCTACTATAAATTTATGGTCATTAAATTTATTTGCTGATTCAAAATAATTTAAAGATTTTAAAAATTCTTTTCGTTCATTATCATTACCAACTACATTTCCACAACGAATATCAAGTATAATTTGTGATATTTTTTTATAGTTCAATCCTTCTAATAATTCATTAGGAAAATCTTGTGGATTATCAGAACCTTGTTTTAAATTAATATGTTCGTATTTTTTATATATCCATTCTAATATAAGTTTAATTTTTTCCCATTTATTATCTATTCTTGACTTCCCCCAGCGGTCAGAAGCAACAACACCTGCATCTTTTGTTGTTTTTGTATATCCTACTTCATTAAGTAATTTTACACACTCCTCGTCTGCCCATATAGTCTTGTATTCGTTAGAACGAAACTTATGTAATTCCTCTCCTAATTTATAATTATTCATTTCCATTAGTATATAATTTCTTGGGCAGGCACCCAATATATTGTTTTCTTTTTGAATATATATTTTTGCTGCTTTTATAAATATTTCAAAAAATTCCATAGAGAGTTTGTGACTCCATTCAATAAATGCATTTTTTTGATTATCGTGTTGTCCTCCTTTTGTTCCGTTTAATCCATTATCATAAGTATCATAATTTTTAATCTCTTCTTTTTCCATTTCATTTGCCCAAATTTGATAAGCTTCTCTGTTTTGTTTGTTATCTGTATATTCATTAAATATTTTTTCATGCAAAATTAAAATTTCTATATTTTGTTTACCTATTTTTTGCAATTTCACATCAGCACGAGTTCTGTTCATTCTAAGATGGTCTTTAATTCTTTTATCAAATTGATAACTTTGTCCCACATATAAATTTTCACCAGTATTTTTATTTTTATATAAATAAATTACACCTGTTAATGGTATAGTTTTTAGCATTGTAGGTAATATAATATATACTTATAAGTTATTTATATATCAATTTAAAAAATAAAAATTGATATATAAAATATGCGTACTAATTATAACATATTCAAAACTATAATAATAATGCCTTTCACAAACGTAACCAAGTTTTTATATAGTAAGACACTATTTAATATGTTATTTTTAAATGAAGTAGGACCTCTTGGTCGATGGAGTCAAGAGAGATGCGCGATTAAATTAAACAAGAAAATAGATTTGGCGAATGA